TCACTATCCAGTAATTCAAGACTACGAGCATAAATTGAGGTACTGTCGTAGAACGGCGTGTCCACAACCGATACGTCCCACAGCTTCTCAATGTTGTTAACTTCTCTGATGGTTTCGTCATCCTTAAAGGTCCAAGTGTCACCACCTGTTGCCACATTAAAAGCAAAGCTCATCTTATCAATGAGTCCTTCCTGGATGGCTTTATATAGGTCCCTGTTGCTCTGAGTGTCCAACAGGTCGGCCTCAACCTTCAGCCCCTTTTTATCTTTGATAAGACGGAGGGACTTGTTCCTGGTGCGGGCCATGATCATCACGTTATCATTGTGGTTGTACCTCATCGGCACATCCTTCATGTCAGTCTTGTCCAGGGCTTTTGCCTTTATGACCTCGGTGAATTTGCGGTTATATGATTTATGAGTGGCTGGCTTGTCGAATGTGATTGCATAACCTTCAACCAGCATGTCCTCGTCATCTTTACCGGCAGCTCTGACCTCAATAATCCGTCGCTCAAACTTCTCTTTATTCCCCATCTTCTTTGCCCTCCTTCACGCCAGCTTTGCTTTTCTGATACGCATCAACTTCGTCTAGGTTCACAAAGTTCAACGACTGTAATCTCCTATTACCTTCCGGGAACGGTTCAATGCCGAACATTTCATTGATCTCATTGAGTGTCATGATGCCGGTTTCTTTGGCCAGCCCTGCAAGCTCCATTTTGCTTTCGTTGTCCATGTAGTTGATTTTTGAGTAATAGCACTTGATCCGATGGCCAACGTCCTGTTCTCGGGTACTAAAAAAGCAAGCCGTCATGGCCTGCTCCATTTGAACTACTATTTCTTCTATCGTTGTTTGGTAGAAAGCACTGTGCTGCTTACCGGTATAATCTCCGGACAAAATCGCAGCAGACACCCCGTAGCGTTCTTGTAAGACCGCTTTAAGAAATGCCAGCACATCTTTCGATATACTTGGAGGGGCAATCTTCATTGGTACAAACTCGCCAGTCAAATCAGTCGCCACCATCCCGCTTTTACTGGTTGTTATGTGACTCTCGAAATCATCCCGAATCTTTTTCATCCTGGCACCATCTGCAACAGTCTTGGCATTAAATACGCCTTTAATTTGTAAACTCGCTTCGATGCTTTTCGGCAGCCCTTGAATTGTCTTGTCCAGAGCATCAAGCGTTCTGATCACATCCCGATTGTTCAAGATGCCATTATCATCACCGCCACCTACGATGGTATTGACACCCCTGCGCCATTTAAGGTGGAGCAGATCAGCATAGGGCAACGTGTAACTGCTGCCGTCCGCAAAATCAAAGCGCACTTCCCACGGCTGGCCATTACTCGTACCAATGTATATTGCAGTGGGGTTAAGTGGGTAAAAGGCCAAAAACCTTTTGAATTGTTGACCACTCGGGAGTGTGACAATCTCATATTGTGGATAGATAAAAGCATTGCCATGTTTGCGCCGCAACCACTCCACATTCTGAAGGAAGTCGTTCGTGGTCTGCAGGGGGTTCGGTTTGAACCGGAACAGCCTGGTAATATCATCATTCTGGACCTGCAAAATGCCATTGCCCTTGACGATGCTTTTCAACTCGATCTTTCCCACTTCGCTTGCCACCCGGCTAATTGCATTATTGACAAAATCAGACAGATATATATCTTGCCCAAAATTTGTAAATATCGGCTGACTGTTCGAGAGCCAAGAACCATAGGTGGTTGTTTTGCCGCCTAATACGTTTTTTAAATAGTCTAATACTCCCAAAGCATAGACCCTCCTTTCTACATTAAAGCTAGGAATTCAGAGCGAAACCATTCCAGCGTGGCATAGGCAATCACCTTGCTTGCAGTGCCGTCGATACGTTGGGTGCTCTGAAGTTTTGCCGGTATGATCCGGCCCATCGTGTCCACCTTCACGCCGGTGTTCTTAAAGCACCAGATACAGAGCGGATTGTTTTGATAGTTGACACTCTTGTCCCGCATGTCGGCCTCCAACGTCCGCATTGGGTTATTCAGTACCTTAAAATCCTGCGGCACATTGATGGTAATCTTATCGCCAAATAGCTCGATATATCGGTTCTGGAAATCCTTCGCGAATCGGTTATCATAGCCACTACGAAAAGGTTTCAAATCATATTCTTCCAGTAACTCGAAATGCCAGTCCGCAATGATATGGGTTTCAACTGCATTACCAGGGACGATGGTCAACCACCCTTCCCGCTCCCATTGTCGGTAATCAACACCGTCTGGGCTTTTATCAAGTTTGCTTTCGGGGATCCAGTAGCGCGTATGTAAGTACATCCCTGGATCGTTGGGACGCTTCAGCAATATCGTCGATGAACACAGGTCTATTGTTTCAGCAAAGTCATTGCCGGATATATAAAAGCCACCCGCGAAATCTTTAAGCTCGAAGGTTTCTATATTTGTTATGTCGCTTAGTTGCAGCCACGCCTGCGCGTTTGACTGTTTGAGGTTGAAGTCTTTCGCCAGCATGTAGGCCCTGGTTGCACTATCAACCTTGGCATCTTCAATCATTCCGTCCAGGTAGTGCCATTTCTTGGCCACTCCCAAATTAGGGTTGCTCTTGACCCACGACTTCCGATCCTGCCAGACTTCTTCTTCACTATCCTGCGTATACAGCCACACAAGCCATCTGGGATTATTCAGTTCCCTTTTCAGTAGCTGCCTGGCCTTGACGAGTGTCTTGTCCAGGTAGCCATCTTCAACAAAGCCGTCGGTTGTTATTTCATCGACCATTGACTCGTCTTTGGTAGATGTCGATTGCATAATCGGGGCGACCAGCCGATTGTCTTTCATTTCATGAATTTCATCAACAATAGCCTTGTCGATGTTCTTGCCTTCTTTGGCCCCTGTCTTGACGGACAGCTTCTTGATCTTAGCTTTGTTCTGAGCGCTATACTTGCCCTTCTTACGCTTTTGTTTGGGGTTGCCCATAAACATGCCCTTGATGTTCTTTCGACTAACACGGGCCAGCTTCGGGCTTTCCTCGCGCATGTTATTCATTTCATCGAATATCAACCCGGCTTGCTCATAGTCATTTGAAGCGGCCAGAATGTTTGTGCCTATATTGCCGCAAAAGAATTCAGCCAGGCCATCAGCGGAAATCAAGGTCGTCTTGCCGTTCTTCCGACCAATCATCAGCAGTGTCCGGTTGAAACGTCTTAACCACTTGCCCTCAATGAGCATATAAAAAGCATACTTGGATTCCAAATATGCCTTTTGCCACAATTCAAGTAGGAATGGTTCACCAGCAAAAGGGGAATTGCTGTGCTTGCATTCATGCTCTATGAAGTTTATTCGTTTATGTGCTTCTGTTACGTCATACCGGAACCTTGGAGCATCCATATCAACAATCAGGATGTCCAACATCAACTGCAGCTCTTTGCCTATGAGTATCTCACCTGATTTGCACTTGTCGTAATATTCGAGCAGGTAGCTATTCATAATCGCCCAGGCCATCGTCGTCGTCATCCACATCCACTGCCAGGTACTTCATGAGTTTGTCCATGATATTAGTGAGCGTTGCAGCATGCTTAGTTATCTCACTAGACACCGGCAACGACTTCTGGATCTCTGGATGATCAGGATGGCACTTGACCAGCCCCGATTCTGCAGCCTTTGCATTAAGCTGTTTCAGGTAAATGGTTTCGTGAGCAGCCTGTTCAATCAAAGCCTCAAGCGCACCAATTCTATTCTCTTCTGCGGCTGGGAATTTAGCCTTCAGCCGGTCGATTTCTTTCGATAACTCGGACATTTTGATAATCTCACCTACTTTCACGCGTTCTCGCAAAACTACCAGGGGAAAGTCAAAACTTGGGCGTGTGTCGTAAATGCGTCCGCTCACAGTATTACTAATCTCTAGGATTAGGAGCCTACCGGGGGGGCTACTTTGTGTAGTTATCCCACCAATCGTTGACGTATGCGGTCCATCGTTCTGGCCTATCTGCCAGCTCTACACGAGCAAGGCATTCATCCCTTGTGCTATCACAGTGGATCAGTTCAGCGCCCAACTCTTGTGCAACGCGTTCCCTCTCATACTTGTCAGGATAGCCACCAATTATATAAGCATTGTACCAGTTACCATATCTAGTTTTTATCTGGTCCAGCATTTCATCCTTTAACTTAAATATGTTGAATCGTACATTTTCAGGCTTAACATAACCGGGTTGATATGTGATCGCCCGCCAAATCTCGTCAATATCCAGCACAATGTCACCATGTCGCATGAGATCCTTAACCAGCGTTGTCTTGCCACTTAATGGACTGCCATACACAATGTATACCTGTTGCTTGCCACCGAACCTGGCATGCTCCAGGTTGTGGCATGTATGACAAATGATTTCAATATTGTCGGGATTGAGAGACACGTCAAGGTCGTCTAGGTTGTCGTCTGTCAGCTCAATGATGTGGTGCCCTATAAGTTGACCGAAGTCCACGATTATCTCGCCACAGCGATTACATTTGCCTCCAGCCGCTATCTTCAGGCTGTATGCTAAATCACGCCAGGGCTTGCTCATGTAGAATTGATGGCGCTTATCGATTGTCAAAAGTTCTTCATCCCTTCCGTCTTCTTCAGCAGCTCCAGTCGCTCTCGCTCCATATCTATCTTCTGAGGATTGTCTGACCAGTTCTCTTTGTCCTTGTTCTTCAGGATGATATTGCAAGCGGCCACATCAGGCGGAAAATATTTCAGCGTTTCCTCCGTGTATCTGGTTATCTTACCAGCCTCTTGCTTGATATACGTCTTGCTTTCCTTATGCTCAAAGCCCTCGGCCCTTTTTGCCAGCGCATTCTCTATTCGTGCCAGGAACGGCTCCTTGCCCCTTTTTATGGAGTCCATAAAGTCTGGATATAATTTCTTGTAGACTTCCAGGGTCGCCTTGCTGATCCCCAAATTGGTTGCGATTTCTTTCTCACTCAATCCATTGCGTGCCCATTTCTGCACCAGTTCTAATCTATCTTTCACCTGAGGCCATTTTGATTTCGCCATATCTCCACACCTCCATCAGTGCATAAGAAACCTGCTAACCAAAATCAAGCCCTAACGAACGAATTTTAAAAATATACTTGGAAAATGAGCGCAACTAAAGAACAGCATGACGAATAAGCCTTGACTGAATCAGGGCTGACGTCGCGC